AGATAATATTGTCTTCACACAGTCTTCTATATTTTCACAAAAATTATCATCTTGATAACTTCCATTATCATGTCTATTGTCTAACATTTTATAAAACTCATTGACAGCCGTTTTTAATTTTGGCGACAATGATTTATAAGCAGATGAATCTACTAAATTATAATCTTCAAAAATATTACTTAGCTTCATCTGATGTCAAATCTATATCTACTGAACCGTCATTTTGATTTGTTACAGAACCATCTTGATTAAATGTTCCTGGTTCTGCAATTTCAGGTTTTGGGTCACTAAAAGATGTTGCTTCATTTGGAATTGATTGAGCAGTACTAAACAATTGACCAGCTAATTCTTTTCTCTTAGCGTCTAATGTGTCTCCTACTTTTGTTCTCAAAGCATCCTTAAAAGCGTCTCCAGCTTCTATATTGTTACCATTACCTAACTTATCTATAAAGTTTTTTATTTCTTCACTCATTATATTTCATCCTCCATATTATGGTTGTCGCCTGGTGTATCATCCATTTGAGCCGTTGGGTCTTGAATAATACCATCATCAATTTCTTTCTTAATCTGTTTATCCATTTCGATAATTTCACTATCACTTTGTTGTAATATATTCTTTCTAATATACTCAACACTATAAAACTTACCAATATAATCTCTCATTTCGCCAGCTAACTGAAGTCTCTCTCTCATCATTTCAGTATGTTTTAATTCAGCAAAATGTCCGTCTTGTAAAAAGTCATAATTAATGTTTTGATTGATTGTGTGCCAATCATCTTCAGATATAACTTTTTTCAGAATTAATTGAGTTTTTAGTAAGTCATTAAATAACTCTGTAAATTTCTTTCTTAATCTTTGTACAAACTTAGTAAATTTAAGTTCATCTCTAGATATCTCACTAGCACGACCTAAATTAAAACCTTGCGAAGATTCTAATCTACTTACAGGCACATTTAGTGAACGATATAGTTTCTTTTGAAAGTATTCGATATCTGAAATTTCACCTAAGTTTTGTCCACCAGGTAATGTTGAGATATCAGTACCTCTGCCACCATCTCTTGAAGGCAACCAAAAATCTTCAAGCATGGACATATAGTTTCTATCATCTCTGATTTCTCCTGTTGAAGCGTCATATACAAGTTTATTTCTATATCTTGCCATAACATCTCTTAGGTATTGTTCTGCTTTTAGTTTTGGTAAATTTCCTACATCTATTTTAAAAATTCTTCTTTCTGGCGCCCTTGCAATTCTGTATATTACAACAGCGTCCTCTATCATTCTTAATTGATTAACAGGTTTGATTGCCTTATGTAAATAAGACATTACAATATTTTTCTGTTGGTCAACTAATCCTGAAGGACAAAAAGAGATTGTATCAGGTGCAATTTTTATACCACTACCTGATGTTGTGCCTGAAACACCTTTTTCATTGAACAGATAATATTCTACATATTCATCTACTACAGTTAATCCAGCGTCATTTCTTTCAGGTCTTGCCTTTCTAACTTCTCTAATTTTTTTAATTTTTCTAGGGTCAATATATTTTAATTCTGTTATACCATTTACAGGTGAATCTCTATCAATAATTTTTTGATAATATATACGACCATCAACATACCATCTTCTAAAGATGTCATGTCCTTTTGTATTGAAATGCATTAGATTTAATACATTTTTAAATTCATCGTTAATTTTCTTTTTAACATCTTTGCCGTAAGGTAAGTTATCTGTGTTTACTCTTACAGCGTCTCTCAATTCATTTGATACGATTGCCTCATTAACAATATCCTCGACTGCCATATCACATTCGGGATGTAATGAAATTTCTCTGTATCTTCTTATTAAGTCTGCTTCACTTTTAGCAGTACCTTCCATATCGAGGTACTGGCCAAAATACCCGCCGGCGGCGACGGTTTGTGTTCCGTCATCCGCCTGGGTAGTTGTAAAGCTTTGCTTAGGGTCTTCTGTTTTCTTTACTCTCGTAATTTGAAACCCAAATAATTCAGCCATACTTTAACTCCTATATTGTATCAATTATTTATACGACCACTAGGTAGTTGTATTTGTTTCAAAGAATTGATACGCAAATGAAACTTCATAAGTTTCTATCTCATCATTAGAACTATAATCCAAAGCAATATTACCTACTGACACTGGATAAGCCCCTCTTAATGTTATAGACTTAATTGTGTTTCCATTTCTGTCTAAGTGGTCAACAAAAGCGTCAACTTGATAATCAGCTGGGTTAGTTAAACCTTCACCATCTGTCATGTTGTTGATACCATTTTGCCATCTTTCAAAAGCATTTCTTACTTTGAATGATGTATCGTTGTAGACTGTTATAGACCAATCTTCAAATGTTCTATCTCCAGCAACCTTAATTTGTCTACCACGAAAAGCAACAGGAAAACTTCCTATCGCCATAGCCTGTAAACTTGTTGCCTTACATAGAAACGCTAGGTCTTCTATTTCACCACCAACTTGAGCGTAGCCAGGAAAAGGCATTGTAACCTTAAACTGATTAGGTCTTGCACCACCGCCTGATAGTTTAGCTTTGAAATCTGATATATTTGCCATCTTTTTTCTCCTCTATTATCCAGCGACTTCTTCAAATGCAACACCTGTTCGTGTAGCAACGAATTGTAATGTAACAAAATTGATTGAACGAGCAGGTTTTACAAAAATTTCTGCTACGAATTCATTTCTATCTATTACATCGCCTGTATTATTTGTTTCATCACAAACTACTAAAAAGTCTGTAATCCCTCTACGACCTTGCACTTCTCTTAGGAAAGGTTCTACAATGTTTCTAAAGTTAGCTCTTGTAAATTCATCGTTGAATTCAAAGAGTTGGAATTTAGAAGCAGTTGAAATTGCTTTCTCTAATACTATGAATAGTCTTCTTACATTGATTCTATCAAAAGCACTTGGTGAACCTAATGCAGTTTTGTCTCCGAATAATACTGTTCCTTGACCTGGGAAGGTTGCAACAGGATTGATTCGTTTTGGATATAAAATATCTCTTTGTGCTTTAGTTGGATTGTAAGCAAGTTTAACTACACCTCTTACAACACCTCTGTTAAATCCAGCAGGTGAGAACCAAGAATCTGCAATAGAATCTGTTCTAGCCGCTAAACCAGCAATGTCTCCATTTAAAGGTACAAAGCGATATACATCACTATATTTGTCATACATGTATTTGTAACCACTATCGAATACAGCATAACTAGAAGAACTTCTAGCGTCAAAAAAGTCTTTTACATTTTCTGTTTGTGTATTTGAGTTTGTTACATTAACAACATCGCTTCTTTCAGGTGAACAGAATACTACTGCATCCTTCCTGTTTTCAGCTATTGTTATTAAGTTTTCAACATGTGTACCATCTCCTTTACCAGCGATAATTAATCCAACATCTACTGTATCAGCGTCTTGGAATTTTTCATAAGCAGTTTTTAGTTCGCCTGTTGTTACAGCAGAACCATCTACCCCACCAGATAAAGATTCTAATGAAGGAGCATCTACAGCAGTGAATGTTACACCTGAAGCTGCTGTACCCCAATTTGTACCTGAAGCGTGATGGTCCATCCAATAGACATAATTTGATTTTGTAAAAATTACATCTGGATAATAGTTGTTATCGCCTTGTGGAGTTTTAGCGTCTGAAGCTTTAGATACTTTAGAATAAGTTTCTAAAACTGAACCAGGTACGCCTGTAATTCCACCGTCTTCATCTACTACTACGACATGAAGTTCATCGTTAGCGCCAGACCTTGTTGAAGCATATGCTGAAGTACCTGGAGCACCATCTACTGAATCGTAATATCTCCATCTTCTTCTTACATTTGCACCGTCTGTAATAGTTGTTTGTAAACCACCTGTTCCACTTTCTTTTTGAACAATTGTCAAAGTATGTGTGTCAATAGCAGTTATTCTGTATTGATGACCGTCATCATAGTCATTTTGGCCAGCTGTTGTTGAAAAAGATATAATATCTCCTACAACAAACTCTCCGCCAGCAGTAACTACAATTGTTGTGTCTCCTACAGCTGTTGAACTATCATTTACTGTTGTTGCACCTTCTTCCTCATACGCTGTTGCGTTTGGACAAGTAGACACAAGTAAACTGTTACCCCATGCACCAGCAGTTCTAGCTGAAAAAGTTCCAACTGAACCTTGACCTGTTGCATAGTTATTAGTATAATGGTCGTTATTTTTTATTAACAGTCCTGAACCACTAGTATTAGCGTTCACAACTGAAGTATTGGTAGCTCGTACTACTCTTAAAGCGTTAGAGTATTGTAAAAAATTGGCAGCTGAGAAAAAGTACTCAAATGTACTTGAATCTGGTTTACCAAAAGTATCTACTAACTCTTGTTCACTAGAAATTGCTACGATTTCATCTAAAGGTCCTTTTGCAAATTGCCCAGCAACAGCACCTATTGAAGTTGAAACAGCAGGAATTACCCTAGTTAAGTCTCTCTCTTGTACGAGAACACCTGGTGATACTTGAAAAGCCATGTGTTATCTCCTCTAATTAGCTAATTAATTTTATCATTTTTGGTATTATTCATACCCCCATAGTCAAAAATATTCACTCGACACTATTTATAAGAACCGTAAACTGCACTATTCCCCTTTACGGACCACAGGGTGCCAGACTGTACCATATTCATCTACTTCCGTTTCTTCACCTGGACGAGTAACACCATCATCTACAAATCCAAATGGTGCCATATCTTGTTCTATGAGATTTTGTTGTTCAACATAAAGTTGATTTCTGATATTTGAATCAGTCATTTCTTTGAAGTAATCTTGATTTGATAACCAACCAAAAATTACTAAACACATCATTAAGTCATCATTACATCCATCTTCAGCCTGCCAAGAGTTTCCTCTTTTTGAGAAGGTAGATATTTCTTCTATTATATTGAAATCGTTTATTATTATCTTATCTGATTCTATAAGTGTTTTAATATTTGAACATCCTATTTTTTTAATTTGTTTAGTCATTCTTACACCTAAAG